ATGCACAGTTCCCTTTAGCGTACCAACGTATTTGGAGTGATTGGTATAGAGATCAAAATTTAACTCAACCTTTATTTAGTCAAGACCCTACGGGACCATTTGACGAGATTGCAGGAAGTTATTTCTTTGATAACTTCAATAACTTTGATACAACTACTATGCCTGATCCAGAAACTAATGATTCAACGAACTTGACTCAAACAAGAATCAGGCAATTGCTTACGCTTCGTTGGCGTGCATGGGAGAAGGATTATTTAACCTCTGCGAATCCGTTTGCTAATCAAGGAAATCAAGAGCCACGTGTTCCTATTGTTATTCCTACGGGTTCTCTGGGTAATACTACAGCAGTTGGAACACCAACCCCGGGAGCAAATGCAACGATTGGTAAAACTGGCGGCTTAGCATATCCGGGTTCAAATGGAAATGCTTCAGACGGTGGTTCGTTTACTATTTCTGCTCTTCGTGTTGCAGCTGCTTTAAAGCGTTGGTTAGAAAATACTGCAAGAGGTGGCGCGCTCTATGGTGAGCATTTGTGGAATCACTGGATGACCAAGTACGATGATGTTCGGCAAAATACTGCCCAATATCTTGGTGGTGGAATGCAACCAGTAGTTATTTCAGAGGTAGTTACTCAGGCGCCTGCTAGTCCAACACAAACTGGTGTTCCGGCCGGCTATCTTGCAGGTCATGGTATAGCATATGGTAGCACTAATAAATTTCGCCATACGTTTAAAGAACATGGGATTGTTATGGGTATTACTTCGGTGTTACCTAGAACAGCATATCTTTATTCATTGCCGCGTGCATTCATGCGGTCTGAACCATTGGATTATGCTTTTCCTGAATTCGCACAATTAGGTGAACAACCAATACTTGGATCGGAAGTGTTTTTCAAACTTACCAATTCAAACACGAGTGTAAGTGCTCCTAATTATACCAACTCACCGCCAAACCAAGTTTATGCGGGAGTGGTTCAACGGTTTCCTTCAGGAAATTTGCCTCTCGGTTCTTATTATGGATTTGATCTGCAAAATGATCAGCCTGAGATTGCAAACCCTAGTACTACAGGTGCGGTATGGGGATTTCAGCAACGCTATGCTGAGTACAAATATCAAAATGATACTGTACATGGGTTATTTAGAAATAACCTGAGTTTCTGGCACTATGGACGAATGTTATCTCCTGGTGCTTTACTTAACAATGCGTTTGTAACTTCAAACCCTAGAATGGATGGATTTGCTGTATTGCCTAACAATGGAGGAACTGGACAATATAATCAGCATCCTATTCTTCTTCAGGTATACAACCGTGTATCAGCTGTACGTTCGTTACCTTACTACAATACACCGGCCTTATGGTAAAAGAGAAAAGGCCTTCTACGGTCTGTTTAGACCCGGAAAATCCGATCGCTAGAGAATATAACGATCGAGATATATTTGAGCAGGTAACGACTCCGGACGTATCTCCAAGTCTAACTTATATGGTAAGGACTGGAATGGTTGGTGAAGCTATGGCAGGAAGTTCGCTTTATGAATATCCTGAACTTGGAACGGATGATGAAGCCCATGATCATCCGGACTATCAGAAATTAATGTCTCAAGACATTGTAGAGCAAAGCGAGTTTGTAAATATTTTGGAAAATTTAAATCAAAAAGCAGATGAAGATACTGATGATTCAAAACCCGTGCCGGCTCCCAGTAGGGAAGAGAAGACTAATCCCAATAGGGAAGAAAAGCCGACTGAATAAGGAGGCTCAAGTGGGCACAAGGCCTTTACTTGCCAATACATGCCCACTGACAGGTTTGCTGAAGGCAAATCCTGTCAAAGGGGTACAACTTAACGTTTGGTAAGATGGATCCCGCTACAATTGCCGCCTTAGTAACCGCAGGAAGCGGACTGGTGGCAAACTGGTACAACAAAAGGCAAGAGAAAAAGGAGTATGCGAAAATGCAGGAGTATAATTCTCCTAAAATGCAAATGAAACGCTATTCAGAGGCTGGTCTTAGTCCCTATCTTATTTACGGGCAGGGTTCTTCAGGAAATGTCTCTTCTCCTTCTCCGGCTTATAGTGTTCCGGAAGATGTATCGCAAAAGAGCATTGGTGCTTATACTGGTATGTCAGCTTTCGATCTGGACATGAAGGCTAAAAGGTTAGATAATGCTATACGTGCCAAAAATTTGAGTATGTTAGACACGAAAGGTTATAACATGGAGTTATCTGGTATTAGTACGGCCTTAAAAAATCTTAAAACATCGCTTGAAACATTGGCCGATTTTCCTGGCTACAATTCAGACGATGGCACAGTAATTCAGGATAAACACGTTGCAAACTCGTATCGCAGAAAATTGAACGAATTAAAGATGGCTGCTTCTCAAGCCGCTATAGATAAGGTTCGTGTGGCTATTCAAGGAATGGGATATGAGAATTCTGTGAAACGTATTAAAGCCAAATATGCCAACGACTATGGAATGGTTGGAGGTGATTGGACGCAGGGACTCGGACTTGTTAAATCACTTATGAATCCGAGGTATATACAACACAGTAGAAGTCCTGTAGACTTTAAACGTGCTGGTTCTAAAAGATATGTTAAACCCTAAAAAGCAAATTCTATGAGAATGCGCAGGAAAGGCTATGGACGTAAAAGACGTACAAGCCATAAAAGAAGGTCTAGTACCTACCTAGCAGGTAGAGGCGGACGTAGACTTTAAAAAAAGGCTGAACGGGGTGAGTATGGAAGCTAGTGATGAGCGAAGTGAAGAAGGAAGTAACTGTATTCACCCCAAAAGCCCAAAAAGTCGTTTGATGCGGTCAAGAGTTTCTGTAAAACTCTCTCGCAGATAGTAGCGACAGCGTCCGCGACCAACCAACCGGGCCGGTCTCCGGCTACGGTTGAAAAAAAACTACTATGTGTATACAAACAATCTACATCAGAAAATATCAGCAGGAAGTTCCCTGTGGTAAATGCTACGAGTGCGTAAAACGCAGGCGTAACGATTGGTATATTCGGTGTCTTATTCAATCAATGGATTCAAACCATACTTACTTTGGTCTACTCACTTATGCGGAAGTAGGACAAAAACTTGAGAAAAGGGACGTACAGCTATTCCTTAAGCGTTTAAGGTCTTATGGTGTTAAACTTTCTTATCTTATCGCTGGCGAACATGGTGAGCAAAAAGACCGTCCTCACTGGCATTGCTTGTTTTTCTCAAATGAACCTATTAATTTCGCTTATATAGCAAAGGCTTGGAGGGGAGGTTACGAAACTGACGAAGGTCGTAATAAAGCAGGGTGGATTAGGTTTGAACCTATTAGAAGCAATAAGTCAATCCGCTATACTGTAAAGTACTTATACAAATATGATGGTAAAGACCCCCCGGTTCTCATTACTAATATCAAAGAATCCCGCGATCGGCAAAAGCTTTTTAAAGCATCAGGTATACTGCCTGAACAATCAAACTGCGGATTTCACAATACTTGGCCGAAAGACGGCTATGCCACGTTACTATAAAAGAAAAATATTTGATGACTATCCAGATATAAAAGAAATTGTAAATGCTAAGCTTGCTCTCAAGGTAGTGGAAAAGTTAGCTAGGGAAGTTGAAGCCTATCATGCCCTATATCCAGAGTTGAAAGGCTATGAAATAATGAATCTTATTAAACAATTTAAAGAACAAAAAAATGAATCAGAACGAAACAAAGAACTCGGAAGAGATCAAAGCTATAAACGACAAACTGTCGAAGCTGGCCTTCCATTGGGATGTGATTACTAAAATGCTATATCTTGAAAGTGATCGAAAAGATGTTATTCAGAAGCATCTTGATATTGCCGAGGATGTGGCGTCTGACATTCACACAGGATTAACCAGACTAAACGTTCAAGAGTATGAGCAGGCCTAATATCTTTCAAAAGGTTCAGCTTCGTAAGCCGAAGCGAGCCAAATTTGACTTAAGTCATGAAAAGAAAATGTCAATACCTTTCGGTGCATTGATTCCAACCTTTGTGATGGAAGTGCTGCCTGGAGACTCCTTCGATGTTGAAAGTAAAACGCTTGCAAGATTTCAGGCCTTATTATCTCCGCAGATGCACAGAGTTAATGTATTCACTCATTATTTTTTTGTGCCGAATAGGATTATAAATCGCTCATGGTCTCGGTTTATTACTTATCAGGGTGCGCGGCCACAGGATTCTAAGTCTCAATCGTATGTACCTTATTTCGAGTTGCAAAATGCTCGAAATGCTTCCGTTAATGGTGCTGTTGGTAATGCTTTGAAAGACGGTTCTCTATTGGATTATCTTGGGTTTCCCACTGGGCCTAATGATCTCTCGCTTACTTCGTTGTCTGCGTGGTATGATCAATTAAGGATAAATGCACAGTTCCCTTTAGCGTACCAACGTATTTGGAGTGATTGGTATAGAGATCAAAATTTAACTCAACCTTTATTTAGTCAAGACCCTACGGGACCATTTGACGAGATTGCAGGAAGTTA